GAGGTTGAACCTGCGGTTGCCGCCTTCCGTGTTGTTCATATGGAGGACGGCGTGGGCGGTTGTGCCAGAGCCTGCGAAAGAGTCGAGAATAATGGAGTCTTTGTCAAGATTTGCAAGCGTTAATAATCTATTTAAAAGCCTTTGAGGTTTTGGACCATTAAAACTATTCGTTCCATCAAAAATAGAAACAACTTCTTTTGCACCCTCCTGACTATGACCGACTTCTTTATAGAACAGAATCGACTGTGGAGCCATACCGTCAAATTTCAATTCTGACAAAAATCTTTTTATTTGAGGAACACTGTTTCCATCTGCACCAAACCAGATTCTATTATCCTGGAGTCTCTCCAAAAATGCTTTTTCGGAGAGACTCCAACATCTCGATGTTGGAGGCTCTATCACTCTTCCTGACGGAAGAGTGATAGGATAATCGCACTCCGCATTATATGTTTTAACCGACATATCAGAAGGTTTCCAAACTCCTCGGGGATCATTATCTGGATTCTTATACCTTGCATTTGCCTCCTCAGTCCGCGGCAATCTGCCAATTGTGAACTTGTCAATCATTTTGGCATACATCACTACATAATCATGACTGTTTGAAACGAACTTTGCATCATTTTTAGGAGAGTAAGCACGTTCCCAAATAAACTGTGCAACAAAATTTTGCATACCAAAAATCTCATCACAAATCAATTTTAAAATCGCTTGTTCATTATCATCAATCGAAATAAAAATAACGCCATCATCAGCAAGCAGCCTTTGCAGAAGCTTCAAACGAGGATACATCATACAAAGCCATTTGTCATGCCGTGATAAATCTTCTCCCTCTTTGCCGACAACCTCTCCGAGCCATTTTTTGATACGGGGATCATTGACATTATCGTTGTACACCCAGTTTTCGTTGCCTGTATTATACGGCGGATCGATGTAAATGCATTTGATCTTCCCCTCATACTGCGGCAGCAGACTTTTCAGTGCTGACAAATTATCCCCGTGAATAATCATATTTCCACTGTCCTCGCCGTAGCTGTACTGCTGTTCAAGCACCCTGTACGGCACATCAAGATGATGATTGATAACTTTATCCTTGCCTATCCATTCCAATGTCGGCATTGTTGCATCCTCCTAACAAAAAGGCTCAGACAAACGAACTGCCTGAGCCGTAAATCATATTTCCAGTATAACACATTTCTGCAAAATTCTCAAGTGTTTTACAAGATTTATTTAAGAATTTTTCCGTTTTCACATTCAAGCTAAGCCGAGGACTTATCTGTCAATTTTTCGTATCGCTTATCTTCGAGAATCGAATAGGAAGAATGATATTCTTTGCAGTCAAGATAGCGGAATCCCAGAATATTCACGGAAAATGTCTGCTCCAACTGCTCGTACTTGCCGCCAGATTCCACCTTATCATCGAACATCTTCGCTCAGTAATACAGAACTCGTTCCGCAGAAAATCCGCTCTTGCGAGCCTGCATCTCAATATTGAACCTGCGGTCAGCCATTTCCACATAGATATCCAATCGACTCAACTTCCCGTCAGAGGATTCTGGAATCAGTTCAGGATTCAATATGTCAACCTGGGGACGTATTTTATCTAAAACGCATATAACAATCAACTTTTCAATGAATAATATATTTAAAATATAGTTTTTAAACTCGAATCATTGACAAAAAGCAAGAGACATAGTATAATTATAGCATAAAGACGTCTTAACGATATGTTGTATTTTGTCAGACTTCTTTAAATAATATCAGAACAGGAGATTTATTCAATGCCTAGAAATAAAACTGAGAAGACCACCATTAGCTTTGAACGTTCCGAATTATTAAAAGGCATCATTGGCGATTATGCTATTAAGGAAAACAGGAGTTTTTCAGCAATAATTGAGGGGATTGTTTTGGATTACATTCTTCCTAACAATCACGATGCCAGAATGCTCATTGAAGAACACTTATATTCTGAGAACGGCAGCGTCGGAAGAACATTGGCAGCACTTTTTGATCTAAATGCGCATGGCGCGAATTGGGAAGCAAGATATGATAACCTATTACCAATTGTTCGATTTGCTATGTCACAGGTTTGTATTTGTAGTATTCCGATAAGCGGCGATGAAAAAGAGCTGTATCACACTTGTTCACAGATTGAATCTGTTTTGGAACACTTAACAATGTTAACGACCACTGAAATCAACGATAGTAAAAAGAAATATTTTGAACACGAGGTAGAATGGGGACATATTCTCTTGAAAGAATTAAGAGAAGCCCCTCAGAACAGTCACCTGTTTAATTTTTACCGTATTCTTGTTGATAATTGGGAAAGCCTTAAGAAATTAAGCATTACCTATCGTTTACTATATGATTTGACAACGCTCGAACAAGGCTGGCGTAACGATTCAGCTTCTCGTATCAAATTATTAGAATTGATTCGTGAAATTTCAGCTGAGTGGGACCAAAGATAAACGTAAATAAAGATTTATATATTTACAACTATACTCTTATTTTCTTATATGTATCTCTGACAAAAACGATTCATAGCATTTATATTTGCCCCCACGCAATATTTTTTCTTATTTATCCTCTAATTATAGCATAAAGGAATGAAAAATGCAATCCGTTTTCCGATATATGTAAACAAAGCACCAAAATACTGTTGCGGTTTCTCGTGAAATGCGATATAACAATATAAAAGCCGAAAGCATAGCTGCTCGATCTTATGTGTCGAAAGCTATGCTTTTTTATATCCTCAGCTCTTATTCACAAAAAACTTACAAATCCGACCTTTCGATTTTGACCCCTGAGTTTGTAGCTTGTCGGACTTTTTTATTTTATAAAATCGTTAATATAAGCGTGGATTTGGAGTCTAAAATTTATAATTGTGAATTTTTTGTGAACTTTTCTTATTTAGGAAATGGGCTTTCCTATATAGGTTGTACAATTAAATATAGGAAATATACAACGAAGGGAGGGGAAAAGCTGTGAATGCAATCGAACGAAGAGAAGAAATCATGCGTATTTTAATAATAAGACGTCATGAAACTATGCAGGTTCTTGCGGCAGAATTTGGCGTTACAGACAGGACAATTCGCAATGATATCACCATTCTCACAGCCAAGTACCCTCTTAAAACAAGTCGTGGTGTTGGCGGCGGAGTTTCGATTCCGGATTCATTTAATCCGTATAAAAACATTTTTTCCACGGAACAAATAAACGTTTTGGAGGAATTACTTCCAAAAGCAAATGAGCATCAGCAAACTGTCATTCAACAAATGCTTGCCGCTTTTGGTGCCGGTACATATCACCATTGCAAAGTATAAGGAGAACCCAAAATGAAAGAAATTCTAAAAATCCCGATCAAAGCAGAACTGTACCAGCATCAGCAGAACGCTTGCCAGTTCGCTTGCGAACGATTCGGAATCCTGTCGTCAGAAGTACACAGCAACGGAGTTGCACTGCTGATGGAAATGGGCTGCGGCAAGACTATCACCAGTATTGCAATTGCAGGAATCCTGCATCAGCATAAACACATCAGAAAAATTCTTATTACCGCACCGCTGTCCATTCTCGGCGTGTGGGAACAGGAATTTGCACATTTTGCTGACTTCCCGTATAAGCTGACAGTTCTGAAAGGAAGCAGTTCTCAGAAGAAAGAACAGCTATCCAAATTGCACGGAAATACTCTGCAAATCGCTGTAGTCAATTATGAATCTGCATGGCGTTTAGAAAAGGAACTGCTTGCTTTCAATGCTGAACTCATAATTGCAGACGAGGCTCATAAGATAAAGGAAAACCGCACTTCCCAGTCCAAAGCGATGCATCATTTAGGCGATAAAGCAAGATACAAACTGCTTTTAACAGGCACATTAATTACAAACAAAGAAATCGACGTATTCTCACAGTACCGCTTTCTGAACAGCAAAATTTTCGGGACAAGCTTCTATGTGTTCCGAAATAGATATTTTGATATGTGCGGTTATGGCAATCATATTCCTGTTTTCAAAAAGCAGATGATGAAAGATTTTCTGCAAAAAATGCATTCTATCGCCTATCGTGTAACAAAAGCGGAATGTCTTGATTTACCCGAAATTACGGAAGAGATACGCACTGTAGAGTTAGAGCCGAAAGCTATGAAGCTGTACAAGCAGATTGAAAAAGAAAGCTTTGCAGAGCTTGCCGGTTCTGAGGTTTCTGCCATGAATGTTCTGACAAAAATGCTCCGCTTATCGCAGATGACAGGCGGTCATCTCACCGATGACGAGGGTGATACAAATTCTGTCAGCACGGCAAAGCTTGAGGCACTTTCTGATATTCTGGACACCATACTTGCCGAAGATAAAAAGCTGGTCATAATGGCAAGATTTGTGCCGGAGCTGAACGATATTCAGAAACTGCTTAAAAAGAAAAATATCGGATATGCCTCTGTGCGTGGCGGAATTTCTGATAGAGCGGAGGAAATTCGCAGATTTCAGGAAGATACAGAATGCCGTGTCTTTGTGGGACAGATTGCAGCGGCAGGACTTGGAATTACACTGACCGCATCATCGGCAATGGTGTTCTACAGTTTGGATTATTCAATGTCAAACTTTGAACAGGCAAAGGCAAGAATCCACAGAGTATCGCAGACTGAAAACTGCTTGTATATCTACCTTATAGCAAAGAATACAGTGGATGCAAAAATTCTGCGTTCTCTGCGTGACAAGGTTGATTTAGCGAAAACTCTGGTAGATGATTATCGGAACGGAATCAATCCGTTTCAGGAAAAGGAGGACTAAAATGGAACTGAATATGTATGAACTTGCGGAGCAGTTAAAACAGCTTCGTGAGGAGAAAAAGAACGCAGAACAGCGCGTCAAGGACATCAATGCTGAAATCGACAAGACAGAATATGCACTGGTTCAGCTTATGGCGGAAACAGAAACACAGAACTTTACCCGTGCAGGAACGATGTTCTCGCTTACAACCAAGACCCGTGCGTCTGCTGTAGCAGGACATAAGGACGAGCTTTTCTCTGCTCTGAAAGAGAACGGCTTCGGCGATCTGGTCTATGAAACCGTCAACGCAAACAGCCTGTCAGCTTTTGTCAAAGAGCAGATTGCAGAAAATCAGGATACTGTTCCCGACTGGCTGAATGGGCTTGTCAACGTCTATGAGCAGACTTCTGTGTCTGTCCGCAAATCTACGAAATGAAAGGAATCAGAACTATGAAAAATGAATTGATGGAAACAAACAACACAGGCTTTCTCTCTTTGCAGGACTTTGATCTTGCCAACGTGATGAGTGAAGAAATGGACGGTCTTTCCGCTACTTTTGAGCGTATCAAGATACCGTCAGGCGGCGGAATCATGTTTGAGATTCCCAGTGACAATCCCGATGAACCGGAAACTGTCAAGGAATTTTCGGCGGTTATCCTCTATCAGCACTCTCTGAACGCCTACTATGAAAGCGAGTATCAGGGCGGCTCGAATCCTCCAGACTGCGGCAGTTATGATGGGCATAACGGCGAAGGCGATCCCGGCGGAAACTGCGATTTATGTCCACTTAATCAGTATGGTTCAGGCAAAAACGGCGCTAAAGCCTGCAAGAACCGCCGCCGTTTGTATCTGCTCCGTGAGGGCGAGATTTTCCCCATGATTCTTTCGCTGCCAACCGGCTCACTGAAAGCGTTTACACGTTATCTCATGCGTGTAATTCCGAAGTACAAAAATTCTAACGCTGTGGTGACTAAATTTACGCTGAAAAAAGCATCAAGCAACACAGGTATCAATTACAGTCAGGCGCAGTTTGCAGTGGAACGTGCTTTGTCGCCGGAGGAATATCAGCTGATCTCTGCCATGACGGAACAAGTTAAGGCTCTCAGTAAAAATGTAGGATATGATGCAGAGGATGCGTTGAATGTTGATCCCGAAACAGGCGAAGTCATCGAGCCGCTGAATTGAGGAGAATATCATGGAAAATTACAGATGCGTTACTTCTGTGCAGGAAATTCAGGAGTACATAGGCAATGCGGCGGTGGTTGCTTTTGACTATGAAACGTCGCCGGATGAGCCTTACCGCACAGAGGAAAAAGCGGCTCTCGACCCGCATAAGAGCCATATTGTGGGGTGCAGTTTTTCCATTAAGGAGCATACAGGGATATACGTCCCTGTTGCTCATAAAATTGGTGAAAACATTGATAATACGTCGTTTTTCAATTTCCTGCGCAGCTTTCTCACAAGCAAAAATCTCATCAAAATCGCTCACAATATCGCCTTTGAATCTGCAATGTCCTATCATCGTGACATTGCAATTCAGCCGCCTGTTTACGATACGATCTGTGCCGCACAGATGACCTTGAAAAGCAATTATGAATTTCGTAAACTTGCTGACAGCGGTCTGAAAAAACTTGCATCAGAGCTTTGTCACGAGCCTCTGCCCACATTTTCAGATGTAACAAACGGCAGACATTTTGATAAACTGGACGCACAGGATTCTGAAACAGTACGTTATGGTTGTGCAGACTCGGATTTTGCATTTCGGCTGTATCATATTTTCAATAACTGGTTCGAGCGTTTTTTGCCGAAACATCGGTATATAGTGGAGCAGATCGAATCTCCTACAGCGGTGTACCTCGGCATTATGAAGCATAACGGTGTGCCTGTGGATATAACTTTGATGAAATCCCGTCAGCAGAAAGCTGAAAATCAGATGCAGCGTATCAGGAACGAGATAACTATGCTCATCGGTGATATTGAAATCGGCGCAAACTGCGGTACAAAGGCGTTCAAGGATTATCTGTATCAGACCTTGAAACTGCCGGTTATGAAAGTCACCGCATCGAATAAAGAAGCGGCAGATGATGCCTCTATGATCATGCTGAAGGAATGGTGCGATAGCAATCGTCCCGAACTTTCCCCGCTGTTCACGCTGGTGCAGGAATACAGAAAATGGGGCAAAATCAAGTCCACCTACATTGACGGCTATCTGAAATATATCAATTCTGCAACGTGGAGGATTCATCCGGATTTCTTTGCACTTTCTACGGAAACAGGTCGTATGAACTGTCGTAATCCAAACATTCAGAATTGCCCAAGAAAGAGCAACGATCCCATTGGTGTACGTAACTTTATCAAAGCACCAAAAAATCATCTGATTCTGTCGCTGGACTTTTCGCAGATCGAACTGCGTGTCGGAGCATTCTACTGTCGTGACAAAACGATGATGGAGACTTACAAAAACTGCGGAGATATCCATGCGGCAACAACTTCTGTTATCTTCGGATGTACCTATGAAGAAGCGCAGGACAAGCACCGTAGAGAGTACAAAGAACAGCGTACTATAGCCAAAAACGTAAACTTTGGTACATTCTACGGACTCTTTCCGAAAGGTCTGCAAAGTACGCTGAAATTCAAAGCTGGCGTGGAAAAATCCGTTGATGAGTGCTGCGAGATTATCAGCAATCTGAAAGCCGGATATCCTGCACTGACGGCATGGCAGGAGGAAACAAAACGTGATGCTGCAAGAAAAATGTATATTGAAACATGGCTCGGCAGACGACGTTATCTTCCTAATATCAGAAGCGATAACTGGGGACTAAAGTCCTTTGCGGAACGATGCGCATTGAATACGCCGATTCAGGGAACGGCAGCGGATATTCTGAAATTGGCTATATTCCGTATCTTAGAGGGACTGCCGTCACGTCCGTGGCTGAAACCGATATTACAGATCCACGATGAACTGACGTTTATTATTCCGAAGGAAAAGCTGTATGAAGCGGTAAGATTTATTCGTGAATATATGGAAAAACAGCCGTTTCCGGAATTTGACCTGCCGCTTGTAGCGGAGGCTTCTGCCGGAGAAACATTCGGAAATTTAGAGGAACTGGAGGGATGAATTTGGCATCGACACACAACAGGGAAGGATATTTCTCTCCTACAGAATTTGAAGCGATGAAAAGACTTGAGACTGAGGAACGGAAAGCACGCAGATTAGCCGCCTTTCGCCCTCTGGTATATATATGCTCGCCCTATCGTGGAAACACAAATGAGAACATTGAAAATGCACGGAAATACAGTCGATTTGCGGTCAAAAATCACAGCATTCCCTTTGCACCGCATCTGCTTTTTCCGCAGTTTATGGACGATACTCTTGGCGAAGAACGTCAGACGGCAATGTTTATGAATTATGTCATGCTGACCAAATGCGTGGAATTATGGGTATTCGGCAGCAACGTTTCTGAGGGCATGGCACAGGAGATAAAGTGGGCGAAACGCAGGCATATGCCGATTCGCTATTTCACGGAAAAAATGGAGGAAGTCTTATGAATATATCGGCGCAAGACGTCATAAACGTCATGTTCAATCCCGATGATACGGTGAATCTGCGTGTTTTTGACGACAGAAAAGAGGGCATTTTTACGGGAGCAAAAATGTCCGTGGAAGCCGGAAAGTTCTTTGCTGTAGAATCGACGCTGAAAGAGCATAACAAGAAAAATCATGGTATCTTTTTCGTTGTGAACTCCGGCGGTCAGACCGATGACAGCATCACTCGTATCAATGCACAGTTTGTGGAGATGGACGACAAGACTTTTAAGGAACAACAGGCTCTGATAGACACATTTCCTCTTCCGCCGTCTATGGTTATCAGAACACGAAAATCTCTGCATACATACTGGTTTGTCAAAGACGCAAAAGTGGCGAAGTTTCGCCCGATTCAAAAGGCTCTTGTACAGCATTTCGGCGGCGATCCTGCCTGTGTCAATGAGAGCCGTGTTATGCGTCTGCCGGGATTTTATCACTGCAAGAAAAAGCCTGTTCTTGTGGAGTGTGTTTCGTTTCATCCGGAACGGAGATATTTGCAAGAAGATCTGATGGAAGTTCTGAATGTTACGGATAAAACAAATACGTCTACAACAGAAGAAAAAACTGTTTCAGATGGCACTGAAATGGGTTTAAAACTTATGGAAGCGCAGTGTAATTTTATTCAGCATTGCCGTGATAATGCGGCAACGCTTTCTGAGCATGACTGGTATGCCATGATAACCAATCTTGTGCCGTTTCAAGGCGGAACTGCAAGGGTGCATGAACTTTCCAAGGATTATCCGACGTACACAGTGCAGGAAACTGACAGCAAGATCGCTCATTTTCAGAAATCCGGAACAGGTCCCATGACTTGTAAAATTATCGCTGAAAAAGGCTACCAGTGTCCAAAGCTGAAAAGCGGAGAATGTACCTGTAAATCGCCTGCCTCCCTTGCATATCTGCCGCCGACCTTTGACGGAATCAAGATGCTTGCAGAAACACTTGAGGTCAGCATTTCTGAAATGGATAATTTGCAGACAGTCAGGCGTTTTATTGAGGAATATTTATTCAATTTGGACGTGGTGAGTGCAAATGCTGTGATCAGTCATCTGTTAAAAGAAAAATTTCATTTTAAGCAGGCTGATGTGAAACCCTTGCTGCAATATCACAAGGAGATATACCGTAAATTTGAAGCGGCGAAGCGTTCCAAAGAGCACAGGCGGTCATCTGCACAGATACCCTCATGGTATGAAGCAACGGAACGAGGACTGAAATTTTTGCCCGATATTCTTGCGGCAGATATGTCAAAAAATACAGCGGCATTTTATGCAGCAGAGCAGTATTATCGCTATGAACACGGTGTATACAGGGAGATTTCCGAATTGGACGCAAAAAATATGGTGCGTGAAAAAATGCTTCCCGGTAATACAAAGCTATCGCAGATCAGCGATGCGGAAGGACAGTGGAGAATGCAGATTCAGCGTGATGTGCGTGAACTCAATGCAAATCCATACATTATCAACGTTAGAAACGGTTTGTATAACGTTCTGGAAAATAAGCTGACGGAGCATAATTCCGAATATTTATCAACGGTGCAACTTGCAGTAGACTATACGCCCGGTGCGGATTGTCCGAGATTTAAGCAGTTTTTGCATGAGGCATTGGATAATGAACAAGTCATCTTGATTCAAGAAATGCTGGGCTACTTTCTCATACCTGTCAACAGAGCACAGAAAAGCTTCGTCATTGTAGGAGAAGCAGGTGCAGGAAAATCAAAGCTGCTGCTTGTGCTGAACGATATTCTTCTGGGAAAGGAAAATGTCAGCAATGTATCATGGCAGTCCTTGAACGAGCGTTTCAAGACAGCTGAGTTATTCGGCAAGCTGGCGAATATTTTCGCCGACCTGCCAACAAAAAACATCGACGACAACGGTATTTTCAAGGCTCTTGTCGGTGAGGATTATCTGACTGTGGAACGCAAAAATAAGAATCCGTTTTCGTTTCAGCCCTATGCAAGGCTTCTTTTCTCATGTAATAAAATACCCAGAAATTACGGTGATAAATCGGAGGGTTTCTATCGTAGGCTGATTATTGTCAGATTCAATCATGCAGTGCCCGAAGAAAAGCGTGATCCGGATTTGTTGGAAAAATTCCGAATGGAGGCGGACGGGATATTTCTGTTCGCACTGGAAGGACTGCGGCAGTTGATGAACAATCATTTCAAATTTTCTGAAACACAGGCAAACCGTGAAGAACTCCAGAAATACCGTGAGGACAGCAACAGCGTTCTTTCATTTGTCAAGGAATGCTGTGAGATTTCAGCAGACGGCGAGGTCAGCAGAACGGAACTGTTCAATCGTTATAAGGAATACTGCACCGATGCCGGACTTGCACCATTTGCACAAAGGAACTTTAATGCGGAGTTGGAAAATAACTATCCATCTGTGCATAAAGCCACAGATAAACTTGGAAAAAGACGTACATGGAGAGGTCTGCGTTTCTGTGAATATGAAGATTGACAGCTTTGACGACAATTTGCCAATGTGTCAGAAATCAGCTGGAAATCGCCAGTATCAGCTTGACCTTTTTGACACCAAATCCCTATTTCTTTTTATTTATATATATTATACATACATATATATGTATCTGTTTTTAGAGAGAAATAGTAATAATGTAAAATAAGCTGTCAAATCTGTAAGGAGGAACGAAATGAAAGAATCGGATATTGTAAAAGCAATTTTGAAATACCTGAAAACTTTACCGGATTGTTTTTGCTGGAAGGAGCATGGCGGTATGTACGGAACGGCAGGTATTCCCGATATTATCTGCTGCTATCGTGGAAGATTCGTGGCTTTCGAGGTCAAGACCGAAACGGACAAAACCACGGCTTTGCAGGAGTCAGTTATCAACAAAATACAGAAATGCGGTGGAAAAGCTGCGGTGGTTCGCTCTGCGGAAAATGTAAGAGCAGTGCTGGAGGAGATGGTTTTATGACGGCATCAGAATATATGGATAAAGCTAACATTTTGTTACGCCGAATCAAAAGGAAAAGACGTGAAGCGGATAAAATCAGGATAACAGAAAGTTTTCCAGATTCTCCTGTTTACAATGATATGCCTAAAAACCCAAATCCTAATCCGCATCAAAAAGCCGAGAAAATTGAAAGAGCAATTGATCTTGATCGTGAAGCTGATGATGCACTTGCAGAACTTGAAGAATTGAAAAATATATTTCAGACAGCACTTAAGGCTCTTGACAGTCCTGATGATCGAGATATGTTGTATAAGCGCTACATTGAATTAAAAAGCTGGAAGAAAGTCGCTGATGAAATTGGATACAGCGAATCTCATACTAAGAAGCTACATAGCATAGCTGTTAAAAAGTTGATACTCGATGATACACCATAATACTTGATAATACGCTGCATATGTGATATACTGTAAAGTAGGAAAATAAGATAAAGCGAATCAGCCTTTGCAGGAGAAATCCTGCGGAGGCTATTTTTGTACTCAAAGGAGGAGCATTATGTTTGCAAAGAAAGTTTTGAGAAACGGCATCGGTCTCAACAGCCGCATCAGAGAGCAGATCGCTATTTATCGTGACTGGAAGGAACTGTCTGCCGAATTCAATGATGAAGAGGTGCAGGAGATCCTTACGGATGCCCGTGCAGACCTGTTGGAATCCATCCGCATGAAGCGTAATCTTGAGGAAATTATCATGGATAACAACAATGCCGACCAGCGTGAGATTCTCCGACTGCGTTATTTCTATGCAGCAACGTGGGCAGCCATTGCCGATGAACTGAACGATACGATAGAGTGGGTAAAGGAGCAGCATCGCAAGGCGTTGAAAAAGATTCATGTTGAAGTGACAGATTACTGTGAGGAGTATAACGGCTATGCCGAGGAAGAGTAAACGCCCATGCAGTCACCCCGGTTGTCCGAATCTGACTGAGGGTAAGTACTGCGAGGAACATAAATCTCTTCACCCCGACAGACCGTCTGCTGAAAGCAGAGGTTACAACAGCAAGTGGAGAAAGATGTCACAGCAGTATCTTCGCAAGCATCCTCTTTGTGTACGATGTCTTGCCAATGGTAAATACACCAAGGCAACTGTTACAGATCACATTATTCCCCACCGCAATCGTCCGGAACTGATGTGGGACGAGAGTAATTTTCAGGCACTCTGTAAACCCTGCCACGATAAGAAAACGTGGACTGAGGATAAGAATCCTGAGTACACCTACTGACCGCCGGGGGGTAAGAAAATCCCTAAAAATCGGAATAAAAATCTACCGGGGCTCCCTCAAACACACAAAAATCAGGGTTCAAACGCCCTATTAACCCCTTTAATACTATTACAAGCCGAAACTGCCGAAGTTTCGGCTATTTTTATACCCAAAGGCAGGTGAAACAACATGGCGAAAGACGGAACAAATCGTGGCGGCAGACGTATCCGTGCAGGAGATAAGCCAAAGGCACTCGCTGATAAGATTGCGGACGGTAAGGATGCCGATATTATCGAGTTTCACACTCCCGAACTGGAGGCAATGGATTTGGACGATGCTGCCGATCTGGTTGGAGCTGATATGCCCTCGCCAAGTGAATATCTGTCGGCACATCAGAAGAACGGCAAGCCGCTCGGTGCAGATGAAATCTACAAGGAAACATGGCTCTGGCTGAAAAATCGTGGCTGTGAAAAGCTGGTCAATAAGCGTCTGCTGGAAAGCTATTCTCAGGCATTTGCACGATTCATTCAGTGCGAAGAAGCGCTCAGTTCCTATGGACTACTGGGAAAGCATCCGACCACGGGCGGAGTGATTGCTTCACCATTCGTGCAGATGAGTCAGACATTCCAGAAGCAAGCAAATCTGCTCTGGTATGAGATTTTTGACATCGTGAAGCAAAACTGTACTACAAAATTTGACGGCTCTCCGCAGGACGATTTAATGGAGCAGCTATTAAGCAGGAGAAAGTGAGGAATTTATGAAATCAAATACAGACACACAATTCTGGCGTGACTTAAAGAACAGTCGTCAGCATCTTACCAAGCAGCAATATAGAACGCTTAAGGGTCAGGCTGTCAAAGGTCATGTCATGGATGCCCGAAAGGGATTGCAGAAAATTTTGCACAGGAGGGCTGGCTGATGAAAACGACTACGGAATTTCAGCTTGTGGATATTGACAAGTTAGTACCCTATGCAAATAACGCTCGTACTCACAGCAAGGAACAGATTCTGAAATTACGATCTTCCCTGCGTGAGTTTGGATTTGTCAACCCTGTTATCATTGATAAGGATTTTAATGTCATTGCCGGACACGGACGCATTATGGCGGCAAAGGAGGAAGGCATTACAGAAGTCCCTTGTGTGTATGCTGACCACCTGACAGATGCTCAGAAAAAAGCCTACATCCTCGCTGATAACAGAATGGCGTTAGATGCCGGATGGGACGATGATTTGCTTGCCGTCGAAATGGAAGAACTTCAGAATCTCGGCTTTGACCTTGGATTGACTGGATTTGATGAAAAGGAACTTGCAGATTTATTTGCTTCTGATGAAGATGCAAAACAGGACGATTTTGATGTTGATGCAGAACTGGAAAAGCCATGTTTCTCAAAGTCAGGCGATGTATGGCATCTTGGCAGGCATACCGTTATCTGCGGTGACTCTACATTGCCAGAAACTTATACGGCTCTGCTCGGCGATACCAAAGTAAATCTCGTCTGCACGGACCCACCGTATTTGGTAAATCTCGAAAGCACGTCCGGCAAAATCAAGAACGACGACCTTGACGATGAAAAGGGATACGAATTTCTGAAATCTGCATTTGAAAGATTCCACGAAAATATGGCGAAGGATGCAAGCATTTATGTTTTCTATGCCACTTCCAAGGCTCGTGTATTTCATGATGCTTACGAAGATGCAGGATTCAAGGTTGGAGCAGGTCTTGTCTGGAAAAAGGACAGGCTTGTGCTTACCAGAACCGACTGGAAATACATTCATGAGCCGATTATCTGGGGCTGGCGTAAGGATGGTAAGCACATCTGGTACGGTGACCAGAAGCAGAAAACAGTTTTTGAATTTGACAGAATCAAGAACAGTAAGGAAGATGGCTGCGGTCACCCGTCAAGCAAGCCTGTTCCGCTTATCGCATATCTGATTCAGCAGTGTACGCAAAGCAACGGACTTGTTCTTGACGGATTTCTCGGCAGTGCATCAACATTGATTGCCTGCGAGCAGCTTGACCGCATTTGCTACGGCGTGGAGCTTGAACCAAAGTTTGTAGATGTTGCGGTCAAAAGATACATTCAGCTTCATGAGGGCAATTTCGATGATATGTATTTGATTCGTGACGGAAAAAAGCTGATATACGAAGAAGTTATTGCGGAGATGCTGGAAAGTGAGCCTGCCGATGACCAAACGTGAATGTGCGATCGTGACCGCATACACAGATGTTTCGATGCTGCAAGGTAATGATCTGAAATATCTCTATGACTACTTATCAGGATTTATCAGCAGACCGATTTATACACATGAAATCCCTGCGGTGTGTATGCGGTTCAGGGATCAGATAAAAAAGGATTTTATTGAACTGTGCAGAAATGCGAAGGAGGTAGATGATGAATAAGACAAAATTGACTCTCGGAAGCCTCTTCGACGGCTCAGGCGGATTTCCTCTTGCAGGGCTTCTCTGCGGCATCACGCCGAAGTTTGCATCAGAAATTGAACCGTTCCCGATTGCCGTTACAAAAAAGCGTCTCCCCATGATGAAACACGTGGGAGACGTTTCAAAAATCAAAGGAGGTGACCTTGGGGCTGTCGATATTATCACATTCGGCAGCCCTTGTTAGCCAGGATATGAGCATTGCCGGAAAACGCTCCGGGCTGGAAGGTTCACGCTCCAATCTCTTCTTTCAGGCTATCAGAATCATAAAAGAAATGAGGTGTGCGACCAATGGCAAATATCCAAGATTCGCAGTGTGGGAGAACGTTCCCGGATGCCAGTCCTCCAATGGCGGAGAAGACTTTCGCCGAGTCCTCGAAGAATTCTGCCGGGTTAAAGATGAATCCATATCTGTTCCTAAACCTGCAAAATGGACAAAAGCAGGATATATCGTGGGAAACGATTACTCCATTGCGTGGCGTCTGCTGGACAGCCAACACTTCGGAGTCGCTCAGAGACGCAGACGTCTGTTTGCTGTCGCAGATTTTAGAGGTCGGTGTGCCGCCAAAATATTATTTGAGTCCGAAGGCTTGTCAGGGTATTCTCCGCAGAGCTTCCGTTCGTGGAAAAGAGCTGCCGAGAGTACTGAAAATGGCTCTGGAACGGCAGGCACAGTCTGTATGTGCGACCAAGGTGGAGAGCGAATCGACATTCTGACGGACAAAACTTCCACTCTAAGAGCCGAAGCGCATCATCCGCCTTGCGTAATGGAATCTGCAGGATTCTGCACGGAGCATTCCGCAAAAGCACGTGGTATCGGTTACGAGAAAGAAACTTCACCGACACTCCGTGCGGGTGTTGTTCCTGCGGCAATTGCTCTTGAAAATCATCCTGCTGACAGCAGAGTGAAAATTTCTGATGATGGTATTTGTCAGACGCTCACAAGCCGATGTGGAACTGGCGGTGGGAATGTCCCGCTTCTGCTGGATACTCCGAAAACTATGAAAATACGCTGCGGAAAATCCGGAGGCGGCAAGGGCATTCTTCTGCAAGATGATAAATCCGCTACTCTCGCCTGCAATAATGACCAGACACTTTTCGTTCCGAAAGCATACGGCATCTGCTCCAAACACAGTAATTCCATGATGTCCGACAATCCAAACAGCGGATTTTACGAAGCTGATACAGCTCGAACAATTGATACGAGCAATCAATCGCCTTGCAAGAATCAGGGTGGAATGGTAGTCATTGAGGGCAACGGCTCTCGTCCGTCACATCACGGTGGCGGCTACAAAGAAGCCGATACAATGTACACTTTGAATTGTACAGAAAATCATGCAGTTGCATATGGCATCGGCAGACCTGCATTCAATCAGGGATATAACGCAATGTTTAGTTTTCAGATTGAGGAAGAATCGCAGCCTACAATGGTTGCAAAAGGTCCGGGAGCCGTTGCTGCACCTGTGTATTCCACAAGTAAAAGTTCCCACCATACCATTGCCGAAGAAGAAAAAGCAGGAACACTCGTTGCATCGGATTACAAAGATCCTCCGACTGTCAACGACAACAGTTCAGAAACCGAGTATATTGTGAGACGACTCACCCCATCCGAATGTGCAAAATTACAGGGTTTCCCATCTTGGTGGTGCAAGGAACTTGAAAATCCCGATCCTACTGAATCCGAGATAGATGAGTGGGCGCAGATTTTTGAAACATATCGACTTGCAGTAAATCCCGACAGCAAACCGAAAACACGGAAAGCCATAGAGAAATTTCTCAAAAATCCTCACAGCGATTCTGCCGAGTACCGCCTTTGGGGAAATGGCGTGTCACTTCCGGTCGTATGGTTTGTTTTAGCCGGAATTGCCTATTTTGCGAGTCTTGGAGCAAATTGTGAACAGAGTTATACTAAGTCAGATGATTAGCCCCTGCGTGACGGCTTGACGTTTAAATCAGGGCTGATACTCCCCTCAATTTTGTCGTGTTCACGTTCAAAAGCAAGAATACGATCACGCACAAGGCACAGCACCTCGCTGTTTACCGAACGCCCCTCATATTCTGCAATATAACTGATTTTCTTTAGCATTTCCTCTTCAAATCTGATAGATACACTTTTCGTAGCCATAAAACAATCTCCTTTTTTGAATATATTATATGTTTATTTTACAGCTATTCTGTGGTATAATGTTGTGTATAGATATACGGTATATCTATAAAATTTCAGAAAAGGAAGGATTAAAACATGAAAGTTGCAATTATCGGATCAAGAAATCTGGGAGTTATTGGTCTGGAGAATTTCCTGCCGAAGAATGTGACGGAAATCGTCAGCGGCGGTGCAAGGGGTATCGACACCTGTGCAAGGGAGTACGCCAATACAAACGGCATCAAGCTGACGGAATTTCTCCCCGACTACAAACGCTATGGCAAAGGTGCTCCGCTGAAACGGAATCTTGAAATCATTGCTTATGCAGATTTGGTGCTTGCTTTCTGGGACGAAACATCCCGCGGCACGAAGTATGTTATCGACAACTGCAAAAAGCAAGGCGTTCCTATTAAAGTCTATCTCTACAAGCCTAAAAAATAAAAAGACTGCCAAATTCAGCAGACTTCTGTAGCAAATTGTGAACGAACTGATACTATGTTATTTTCCAAATTCACATAAAGTTATCAGGTAGAATAATAACAGATTTCTGCCCGATATTTCGTCACATATCACACTTGCAATTTGTGAGAAAACGAGTTAATATGTGATTACGAAAACGCCGCAGGGACGGCGAAAAAAATGGAGGTAATCACATGAATATCGAATTCAATCTCACGGGCGAAGATCGCAAAAAACTGGTTAAGGCAATCAGCGAAATAACCGGAATTCCTGCCGAATACCAGTATATGCCGACTTGTGCATACAGCATCGGTGAGCATTACACCGTCACTAAAGACGGAACGCTGATCATCAGCGATGACACGGACGAAAAAGAAGTTATCAATCTGCTGTCAAAACTGGAACAGCAGGGCTATTCTGCGGCATCTGACAACGCAAAGCTTACCGTTCAGATGCCGAGGGATTCCCTTGATGAAAGAACACTGAACAGAATCAGGCGGATTCTTGAAAACAAGGGGGAACTGTTCAAAGCGGCGTTCAAAACAGACAGCGTTGAATTTCAGGTAACAGAAAAGACCGTTGAGTTCCCATGGTTTACGGCTGAACAGGACGGCGATGCGGATGCCTACAGCACCTTTATTTCGATGCTCTGCGAGTTTGCAAAAAATCTGAATCGCATCAACAACAAGCCCGACACCAGCGACAATCCAAAATATGCATTCAGGTGTTTTTTGCTGCGGATGGGCATGATCGGGACAGAATTCAAGGCAGCAAGAAAAGTGCTGCTCCGCAATCTCCCCGGCAGTTCTGCGTTCAGACATATTTCAGATTCTTGAACACCCTTGGAGCCGATTTTTAATAGAGAACGCTCCTCCACTTTACTACATTTTACCATAGAAATGCAAGTATTGCAAGTATGTATTTCACCAAACTTTCGGCGAAATACAGCCGAAAAGATTGTGTAGTAATGGTATTGCTTTATTCTCCGTTATGCGGTAATATGTAACACAACGAAAGGGCGGAAAGCCCCGAAAAACGGAGGAAAATACGATGAACGAAAAGACAAGAATCCAGATTGAGAACCTAAAAAATCAGACCATCGGAGTAGAAATCGAGATGAACCACATCACCAGAAAAAAGGCCGCACAGGTTGCCGCCGACTTCTTCGAAACAGGTAGATTTGAAGATACAGCAAGCAGAAACGGCTACTACACTTGGTCGGCTTGGGATTCGCAGAACAGGGAGTGGAAATTTTCGAGAGATGTTTCCATCTCAGGAATTGACGCTGAAAAGTGCGAGCTGGTAACCCCGATTCTTCATTACGGGGACATTGAAACCTTGCAGGAGCTTGTGAGAAAACTTCGCAAGGCAGGGGCAGTCAGCCACGCAGGAATCGGGGCTGGGGTTCACATTCACATCGGAGCAAAAGGACACACACCGCAGAGCCTCAGAAATCTTGCCAACATCATGGCAAGCCACGAAAGGCTGATTGCCGACGCTTTGAAAATAGACCAAGGCAGAATCAACCGCTACTGCCGAACGGTAAACCCCACTTTTATAGAACAGCTCAACAAGAAAAAGCCTTCCACAATGGCACAGCTTGCGGACATCTGGTACACGACAAACAACGCAGACTACGGCAGAAATCAACACTACAACGACAGCAGATATCATATGACAAATTACCATGCGGTATTCACCAAGGGAACAATTGAGTTCCGCTGCTTCAACTTCGATAAGCCTGCCGACGGCAAGAAAAACGGACTTCACGCAGGACAGCTCAAAAGTTGGATTCAACTTTGCTTGGCACTTTCCGAAATGGCAAAAGAGATCAGAACGGCAAGCCCGAAACCACAGCAGACCGAGAATCCGAAATTTGCAATGCGGACTTGGCTGATACGGCTTGGCATGGTTGGCGAAGAATTCGCCACGGCAAGGGATTTTCTTACAAAAAACCTCGACGGCAATGCCGCATGGAGATACGGAGCATAACGCAGGTGATTCCCCCCACTGTGGGGGA